ACCGAGTGCCGACGTGAGGTCCAAGCTGGCTCATTGCTGACGTGGACTTGTCAGGGTCAAATTGCTCAAAAGGCTCTTGCGATCTTGTCCAATGATATGCGTCCTGCCAATCCTTGCCGAAATTGCTTTCACGCCCGCCCATGCCAACAGACCCAGCAGGCCGCGTCACAGCCCCACCGCCCGTCATCGCAGCGCCAGCAGTCCCCAAAGCCTCAAGCGGCACGTCACCTTGCGGGATAAGCCCCTGATACACTGCCATAGGCGCGTCAACGGCCTGACCAGCGCCAGCAAGCATTCCCAGCAAGCCAGCGGCAGGCTCAAAACGCACACCGCCCGCATCATCAATGGGCCGGCTCAATAGGCCAGCACTGCCAGCAACAGGCCGACGGCCCGCAGCCGCCAAATCAGCAGATGAAGCCTCAGCGGCCCGATTTACCGCCGCAAACGGGCTATTCGCAGCCCGATACTGCCGCAGCAAAGCATCGGTATCAACAACACCCTGCTGGGCCAACTCAGCCAACGCACCCTGAAACTCATCAAGGGGCATGTCCATAAGGTTCGTTGAACGTGCAGCAGGCGCAACATTGTTACGCGCTGCGGCTGCCGCTTGCTGGCGTTTGCGGGGTTCTCTCATCTACCGAGGCCCATACATCGGCATCGGGTTATAAGCCGGCTGAATGCCCTGCTCCTGCATGCGGCGCAACGCGGCCTCAAACTGCGAATCAAGGTACGACGTCTGCACAGGCATCGGAGCCTGCGCTGGCATCGTTGACTGGATCGGCATAGCCGTCGCAAAGCTGGCTGGTCGGGCCATTGGCTGCATTGAGGTAGCGGGAGACTGCGCGCCGCGCGCTTCAGCGCCATATGGCTGCGCAAACGCATTGCCGAGCATACTCAGAAGGCCGCCGCCCTCGAATTGCTGCCCAGCACGGCCCTGACCGCCGCCGTTAATCATATCAACAACAGCGTTGACCCGCTGATCGCCGCTGCCGTAGCCATAACCCATCATCGCTTTGCCCCTTGTAAGCCTACGGCTTACCATACACGCAAAAGGCTAATCTGGCAAGGCTACCACTAAGCAATCCCCTTCAACGCCCTGCGCAGGGGCTTACCCCAGACAGATCGCTTCCCGCTCAGCGCAGTAATCGCGTCAGACGCCATCGTCAGGCAAACAGCGTCAGCAAGGTCGGGCGATTTCAAGCCGCGCTTCTTCATCGCGTCCTTGCTTTCGGCCTGCATTTTCCCAGACGACGTAAACGAATATCGAATCCCCGTCAGATCGGCGACCAGCGCATCGTTGTCAGGAATTTTACAAGATCGATCCTCCAGCCACGCTTTCGTCTTAAACCAAAGCTCAGTCCGCAAATTATTATAGGTCTTGCCCATCGACGGCACCTCGGAAACATTTACGCCACGCACAGGCGCACCCAACTCCCGCAGGCGGTCAACAACGCCGCCACCAACGCCGATGCTGTCAACAAGTATCTCGCTGGGCCGCTGGCTGATCGGCAATGACTCATACTCAGCCATCACGCGGCCCACAGTCTGCATCAAATCCAAACCTTGCCACGACGTGATCTCGGTAATCACATTTCCAACGCGCTTACAGAATGCCGTTCGGTCAGACCCAAATCGCGCCGGATCAATCGCCCAAATGGGCTGAAGACCTGGCGTCATCTCAATATCCCGATGCATCGCGCTCTCGGCCAAGTGAAACGGAATAATCGTATTGTCATCGGCCAGCGGAAACTCACCCAAGACACGAATCCGGTAGGCATTGCTTTCCTCACCGTACCGCAGCCGCATCTCGTCAACAAACTCATCAGAAACCAACGGGCTATCAACGCACGACCAACGCCGCGTCCACCACGTCTCCGACAGCCGCGTCTGGCTCTCGAAAAACGTGCCGCTGGATCGCGTCGGGTTCGATAGCATGATCGTCACCGCCGCATGGCCAGACATCGAGCCAGCAGCGGCCTCAAATACCTGCTCAGGCACACCAGACGCCTCGTCAACGACCAGCATCACGTTATCCGAGTGAACCCCAGCCAACGCCTCTGGCGTCTCAGCCCTACTCGTCCTTGCCGAAATAAACGCCTCCGACGGTGCCGCAACCAGCTCAACACGGTCAGACTTTACCGTCAGCATCGCCTTGAGCGCTGGCGGCAATTCATTCACCCAACGCTTCAACTCAGCAAACAGCGCGTCAAACAACTGGCCACTCGTCGGCGCAGTCACCACAACCTTGTTCGGAAACCGCAACAGCAAAAACCACAGCATCGCCCAGCTAGAGGCCGTTGACTTACCCGTCCCGTGGCCAGACCGAACCGAAATCCGCCGCTCACCCCTCGCCAGCGCCTCAAGAAACTCCGCCTGATACGGCAAAGGCTCAACGCCCAACATATCACGCACAAATCCAACCGGATCGTTGTAATACGTCCGCGCGAACTCTTCGAGGGGGTTCACTTCATTCGTCATCAAGCTGGCTCAAATTCACCTCAGCCACCAACGTCGAAACGCACGTCAGCGCGCCCTGCATCGCAAAACCACCGCATTGCCCAACAAGCCCATACCCAGCATACCCGTCAGCATCCATGCCAACCGTCACCACGCCCTGAAGCTCACCAGACTGCGCACGGGCCAACAACGTTTCCATATAATCAATAACAACTTGGCTTGGCTCAACAGGCCCGTGGTCAGTCGGCTGCGCGCCCTTGATGTACGTCACATCAGTCATCAGCCGCGTCCTCAATGGCGTCAACAATCGGCGTCACATCCAGCATTTCAGACTTGATCTTCTTCAACGCGCCCAAATGAAGCTGGCCAATGTTGATCGTGACCTCCTCCTTCTTCGGCGCAAACCGATCCGGATGATTCAATGCAGCCATCCACTTGCGAACATTGATCCGCTCCTTCGCCAACTGCACATCCTGCGACGACAAATCAGACTTTCCAGCCAACTCATCGACCATCGCGAGGCTATCATCAGCCATCTTGTCAGCCAGAATGCGCCGACCCTCGTCCAACGCAGCCCGATACTCAGGCGTCCCGTTCAGCACACGGCTCAAAAAACTGCGGCTGCAATTCGTCTTTTCAGACAAATCCTTCACCGTGCCGCCATCACCAATGTAATCCAAGACGAAATCGACGCCGCCCAAATCCTCCAGATGCTGCATCACCATACGACGAAATTTCCGACCAGCCATTGCATTCCCCTCATGCGTTTCAATCCGATTTATACAACGCAAAATTTTTTTTGGGAAGGTGCGTTCTGAAACGCATGGGTGGGGTGCTAAACCCAAGAAAACCCATTCTTGCCATCGGTCGCATATTTCTGGATCGTCCGCGCCGTAAAGCCAAACTCATCCGCCGCCAAGCTGGCACTTGCAAACTCGCCTTTTGGGGTCATCACTGGCTTTGCGCGCGGATGCTTTGCGCGGTCCTTTAAGTGCGCGCCGCATTTTTCAGTGATATTCTGCCGCCCCTTCGAAACCATATCAGCCATGTTGGCCTTGTAATCGCCACCGACCAAGTGCGCGGGGTTAACACACTTCGGATTGTCGCATGAATGCATGACCACCGGATGATGCATCTTGCCACCGGCCAAAGCGAAAGCCAATCTATGCGCCAAATATGTGTATCCGCAAGCATGAAACACGCCATATCCAGCAGCCGTTGAGCCGCCCTGCCATTCGTGGCAATCGCCGGATGCATCAATCTTGCCCTGGAACCGATCCAGCCAATCATACCGATTCGTCAGCGCAATCTCCTCACGCGAACCAGTGCGCGCACGACCGACAAACGCAGGGCCAGCCTTGTCGCGCCGTCGCTGGCGCATGTAGCAGGCCATGCACATCCCCTTAACCTTAATTGGCCGACCTTCGCTGCACTTAGAACACGTCATCATCATATCTCCTTTGTTTGATTCGTTTAACGTATATCGTGAAGCGTTAAATGTATCAAGCGGCGCGGTAATATTTTTTTTGCCATGCGTTGCTGGGGTTTTGGTGTGTGTGGATGTCTCTGTCACAGCCCGCCCCGCCGCGCCCACACCACGGGGGGGGTCTGGCTGATCTGGACCTCTGATGCCGTTCGCTTAACGCTTCACGCTTGTAATCGGTATTATGGTATATCTATTATGGTTACATATCAATGACTTAGCATTCCACACTACCTTGTGGTTGCATTATGCACGCCAATGCCAACCCAATCTGGACCTATCCAGCATGTTCAACTGGACTTATGCAGCGTTCCGCGCTCGAGGCTGTGCGGCCAGCGGTGTGTGCGTGAGCGCCTCTCACACCCCCTCCAACGCCCCTCACAACGCCATCTCACCCATCCAGCACCCGCCATAGCAAAAGCCGCCACGCGCTAACGTGACGGCCTGCTGACGGCTTGCTTGTGCTGGCTTGTGCTTACTGCCCCCAGTCCAGGTCAACGAAGTGCATGTTGTGCTTATCGTCGGTTTCCAATCCGTACCTGTCCTTTGTCATTGTCCGCAGCCTGTTCATCCAGCCCTTGCTGACGACGATTGCGCGGACGGTCGCCATCTTCTCACCGGTTGCCTCGGCCAGCTCTTGCAGGGTCATGTTCCATTCGCGCTGAGATGCGTGGTAATGGATTGCCGCTGCGATGCGCATTGTGCGTGGCGTCATTTCACGTCCCTCTCTGCAATCATGGCGTCGGCTAGACCGTAGGCCCACTCGGCAATATCTGCTGGAGTGCTCCAATCCTGTGGAAACGTCCTTGGGTTAGCCAAAGCCTGCCCTGCAAACCAGTCCCGCAAGGTCATGCCATATTGGGTTACAACTTCGCCTCCCGCGCTGATTGCCACGCTTGGCGGAAACGCTGGCCCGCCTGTATCTTTCTGTGTCATTTCACTTCCCCTTCCATTACGTTCAGAACCTCATCAATCCGGTAGCCATACTTGGCCGCGATGACGTTGCAGATGCTGCAATCACCTTGCAACCCCTAAAATACAATTTCATCATCAATTATCTCGCGGCTGACGTTGCTGATCTTTACGTCAACAAAATGCTTGGCTGCTTCCTGCACCACGGCTTCTGTGCGCCCGCGTAAAGCATACACCGCGTCAGATATGTGATAGACCACCCAACCAGGGTTTGACCCCCTGACAAGCCCTATATCGCCTCTCAGCACAAACGCGTAGACAACCCCGTCGACGTCCAGCGTCACCACGTCCGACGATGCTGGACGATGACCAGCGTCGATTGCGGCTTTGTGCATGATCGGCAAACCCTTGCAGAGCGTGCCAGCAATATCTGCCACCGCCTTTGCGTCCTCGGCAATCATGGCTTCATCCAGATCCGCAATCAGGCTGGCGTATCTTGCCGCGTGTGACGGCGGCACACATTCAAGCAACCGCTGCCCCCACGTCATCTGCGCTCGCTTGAGCATCTCATTAAACGGCGTGACCGCCTTGCTGACCGCTGCTGTGTACGGCTTGCCATAGTCCGAGTTCCCACCGACCTTGAATGTGCCACGCTCGGCCATCGCCTTCTTGGCTGCTGTTGACCTTGGCTTAGGCATTTTTAGTTCTCCATAAATTTAAGATTTTCAGCTTCGGAAAAGTTCAGTGTGTCGGGTGTCGGGTTCCCTAAAGGGAAACCCGACAAACCCGACAGTCGCGCCGCTTGTCGGGTTTAGTGTCG